CTTGAGACGTGTTGATGGTAACAAAGGACATGAGAATGGTATTGAAGTATCACTATCTCATCTAAGAGGTTCAAATAGTATTGGACAACTTAGTGATTGTGTGATAGCATTAGAACGTAATCAACAATCAGATGACCCTGATGAAGCTAGAACAACAAGGATGCGTATTCTTAAATCAAGATACACAGGTGATGTTGGTATGGCTTGTAGAGTTATCTATGACTCAGAGACAGGTAGACTATCTGAACTAACAGATGAAGATATTACTTTTGATGATAGTTTAGACGAGGCATTTTAATGGACTTAGTATTTGACATAGAAACAGATGACCTAAAGGCAACTAAGATATGGTGTTTAGTTGCTCAAGATATGGACTCTGGAAAGATATATAAATTTCCACCAGAAAAATTATCAGAGGGTTATGAACTGTTATCTAATGCAGATACTTTAATAGGACATAACATCATCGGATTTGATATACCAATGGTAGAGAAGTTCGGTGGTGTTGACTTGTCAAAGATACCGGTCATTGATACCCTTGTATTATCTAGGTTATTTAATCCTAATAGAGGAGGAGGACATAGCCTTGAGAATTGGGGATACATACTTAATTTTAAAAAGATTGAGTTTGAAGATTATCTTAACTATTCTAAAGAGATGTTGGACTATTGTGTTAGAGATGTTCAAGTAAATACTTTAGTTCTTAAAAAACTTAGAGAAGAAAGTAAAGGATTTTCTAAACAATGTATAGCTTTAGAACAAGACATTGCTAAGATAATGAAACAACAAGAGCTTAACGGATTTAAGTTTGATGAAATGAAAGCTCAACTTTTATTAGCTGAACTTAGAGAAAAGAAACAAGCTATTGAAGATGAAGTTCATAATACATTTAAACCTAAATGGGTAGACGATAAGTTAGTTACACCTTACATAAAGAAAGATGGTAACTTATCTAAGCGTGGACTTACAGAAGATGAGTATCAAAGATGTTTAGATACAAATAACTTTGAACCTTTTATGAGACAAACACTACAGGATTTTAATCTTGGTAGTCGTAAACAAATTGGAGAATATCTTATTGACTTTGGTTGGAAGCCAGAAAGGTTTACACCTACAGGTCAACCAATAGTAGATGAGAAAACTCTATCACAAATAACACACATACATGAAGCCAAACTTATAGCAGACTTCTTACTGCTTCAAAAACGTATAGCTCAAGTTGATTCTTGGGTTGAAGCTGTACAAGAAGATGGTAGAGTTCATGGCTTTGTAATACCTAATGGTGCTATCACAGGTAGGATGACTCATAGAAATCCTAACATGGCACAAGTACCGGCAGTCTATAGTCCTTATGGTAAAGAATGTAGAGCTTGTTGGATTGTAGAAGAAGGTAATGTTTTACTTGGAGTTGATGCTTCTGGTCTTGAGATTAGAATGTTAGCTCATTATATGAATGACGAGGAATACACAAATGAAATCATTAACGGAGACATACACACCTCTAATCAAAAACTTGCACAACTTGAATCAAGAGATAAGGCGAAAACATTCATCTATGCCCTCATGTACGGAGCAGGAGATGAAAAGCTTGGCTCTGTGGTTGGAGGAACTACAGCAGATGGTAAAAGAGCTAGACAATATTTCTTTGATAATAAACCATCATTTAAATCTCTTAGAGATAGAGTACAAAGAGCATCAACAAAAGGTTATCTCAAAGGATTAGATGGTAGGAAATTACATATACGTAATGCTCATTCAGCCTTGAACACTTTACTTCAAGGAGCAGGAGCTATCATAATGAAACAAGGATTGGTTCTGTTAGATAACGTATTAAAATTAAATGCAGTAGAATATAAATTTGTTGCTAACATACATGACGAATGGCAGATAGAAGTACCAGAAGATAAGGCTGATTTTATTGGACAGTTTGCTGTAGAGAGTATTGTAAAAGCAGGAGAACATTTTAAACTTCGTTGTCCGTTGGATGGCGAATACAAGATAGGAGACAATTGGAGTGAAACCCACTAACTCAACACAAAACTTTAAAAAAGATTTACAACGTGGAAGAAAGATAGAAGAAAAAATATTAGATATTTGTAAACAAAAGTATCCTTGTTCTGTTTTAATAGATGGTAAGTTTAAAGATTATGATTTATTTATACCTGAGACAAATAAAAAGTTAGAAATAAAAGGAGATTATAGAAGTTGCGAGACCGGTAATATCATTATAGAGCTAATGATGTTTGGAAAACCATCAGCCCTTCTAACTACTAAAGCAGATTACTGGGTTGTATATACGGGAAAAGAATTATTATGGATAACTCCTATTAAAATAATTGAATGTATTACTATAAATAATATTAGTTCTAGAACACTTACTGGTCAAGGAGATACAGCTTCTAAGGTTGCTTGTCTTATACCCATAGAAACTTTTAAAAAATATTGTTTTAAAATAGAAAATAGTTAATGACAAAAAAGAAAAAACTTTGTGATAGTAGAAAAGGAGACATGGCTGAATACTATGCTGTAACTTGGTTATGGGATAATGGTTATGAAGTTTTTAAAAATTGTGGATGTACAGGAGTTGCTGATTTAATAGCTTTAAAAAATAAAGAAGTAATTTTGATTGATGTTAAAACTGCACAACCTCAACTGCACAAAAAAACAGGTAACAACTTTACAAAATGTTGTAGTAGAACTAAGGAACAAATAGAAGCAGGAGTACAACTATTACAATTTAATGCTGTAGATAGAAGTTTGTATTTCACGAAACATAGAGATAAAAAATATGACTAAAAATAAGAAAACACTTGACACATTAGTAGAAGATATATATAATAAATTGTCGGCTTTAGGAAAAGGCGAACATCTTGACATAGATGAGGAGACTATAGAGCAGTTTGGAGAGTCCATGAAAGAGATTCTCTACACTTGGTCACACCCTAGTCCACGAGGTAAACCTGCCTTACGTATGTCTAACATAGGCAAACAGCCTAGACAATTGTGGTATGAAATGAACTCTGAATCTGATACAACAGAGGTCATATCTCCACCTACATTTATTAAGTTCTTATACGGACACTTGCTTGAAGAGATAGTTTTATTTCTTGTTAGATTATCTGGACACGAAGTAACTAACGAACAAAAAGAAATAACTGTATCTGGAATTAAAGGACACATGGATTGTGTTATTGATGGAGAAGTTGTTGATATTAAAACAGCTTCTGGTTTTGCATTTAAAAAGTTTAAAGATGGAACACTAGCAGAGGATGATGCTTTTGGTTACATGGCTCAACTTGCAGGATACGAACAAGCAGAAGGCACTAAGAACGGTGGCTTCCTTGCTCTTAATAAAGAGTCTGGGGAGTTAGCTTTATTTAAACCTGATAACTTTGATAAGCCTAATATCAAAAAGAAAATAACTGATATTAAAAAAGCTATCAAACTAACTACACCACCTGATAAATGTTATGATGATGAGCCAGATGGTAAGTCTGGTAATATGAAACTTGCAAGGGGTTGTGTATATTGCAGACATAAGTTTGAATGTCATGCAGATGCTAACGATGGTAAAGGTTTAAGGGTGTTTAAATATTCAACAGGTTATAGATACTTAACTCAAGTACCTAAACCACCTAATGTTATAGAGGTTACACAAATATGAATGGTAGAAAAGCAAAAGCATTAAGAAGAAAAGCAGAAGACCTTTTGATTAGTTGGATAAGAACTATGGTACCTGAAGGAGAAGATGCTACCAAGATTAATAAGAAAAACTTACATGAGTTTTTACCACAGCAAACACATATCTTTGCTAACAATAGATTTATGTTAAGTGCTTATAGTCTTAGATGGTTTTATAAAAAGGTAAAGAAGAATCCAAACATTACTTTGGAAAACTTGAATGCCTAAAAGAGTACCAAGAAAGCCAAGACCTAAAAAGATTAACGTACCTAAAGGATACGATAGTGCTTGGGAGTTTGACATACATCAAACAATTCTCAAAGATTGGAAACATCATTGGGATACTATAGAGTATGTTGTTAAGCATAAGTATGAAGCAGACTTTGTAAAAGTTATAGATGGTAAAACTATTTTACTAGAAGCTAAAGGTAGGTTTTGGGATTATGCAGAGTATAGTAAGTACTTACATATTAGAAAAGCTTTACCTGATAATTATGAGTTAGTTTTTCTTTTTCAAAAACCTTACTCACCCATGCCGGGTGCAAAGGTAAGAAAAGATAAAACAAAAAGAACTCATGCAGAATGGGCAGAGACAAATAATTTTACATGGTATAGTGAAGAGACACTACCGGAGGAATGGAAAAGTGAATTATAAATTCAACGAAGATAAAATTGTAAATGAAATAAAAGCTTACATAGGTAATACTTATGACCAACACTATGCTAATGGTAAGTACCAAGCAACAGATATGATAATTGATTCAGGATATGGAGAAGGATTCTGTATTGGAAACATTATGAAGTATGCTATGAGGTTTGGAAAAAAGAATGGAAAGAATAACTTAGACTTATATAAAATAATACACTATGCTATAATAGCAATCTACGTAAACAATAAGGAACAAGATAATGGTTGAAGATAAAATAGGAACTAAGCCTTACTTAGGAATTGAAATAAACTATGATAAAGAAAAAACATTTGATAAATTTAGTTTAGATACACTCAAAGATAGATATTTTTGGGAAGGAGAAACCCATGCACAAGAAGCATTCGCAAGAGCCTCCGTCTTCGGAGCAACATTCAAAGGAGAAACAGATTTTGAGTTGGCTCAAAGACTTTACAACTACGCTTCCTCTCGTTGGTTCATGTTTAGCACTCCTATTCTTAGTAACGGGGGAACCACTCGTGGGCTTCCTATCAGTTGTTTCCTCAATTATGTTCCTGACAGTCGTAGTGGTTTATCTGCTCACTACGATGAGAACATTTGGTTGGCAAGTTCAGGTGGAGGCATTGGTGGATATTGGGGCGATATTAGGAGCAATGGTATTTCAACTACTCATGGCAGTCGTTCTACTGGTTCTATTCCTTTCATCCATGTAGTTGATTCACAGATGTTAGCCTTTAATCAAGGCACAACTAGACGTGGTTCTTATGCAGCTTACATGGATATATCTCATCCGGAGATTGAAGAGTTTATTAACATGAGAAAAGAATCTGGTGGAGATATAAACAGAAAGAATCTTAATCTTCATAACGGTATAAACATTACTAATGCTTTCCTTGAAGCTGTACAAAATGATGATGACTGGAGATTGATTGACCCTAAGACTAACGAAGCTGTTAAGACTATTAATGCTAGAGACCTTTGGTGGCAGATAATAAATGCTAGAGCTGAAACAGGTGAGCCTTACATGATTAATATTGATAAGTGTAACGAAGCTTTACCTAAACAACAAAAAGATTTAGGATTAAAAATACGTCAAAGTAATTTATGTTCTGAAATAACTTTACCAACTGATGAAGAGAGAACAGCAGTATGTTGTTTATCTTCTGTCAACTTAGAATACTTTGATGAATGGTCAAAAGACGATAACTTTATACAAGATT